AGAAAGGTTGGGAAGAAAAGATAGCTTGTCATAAGTGGCTCTGGGAAATACACACTAAGTCCGAGATGGATGCAATGTATACTGAGACAGAAGACATACTACAGAATTTTGTAAAGAGTGTTAATAAAAAATTAACCGAGATGGTAAAGTGGAAGATATACAAGAACAAGTATCAGGCATGGAACTCGGTAGCTCCGAAGTATGCTGAGAAGTGGGTCAAGTCTAAGGAATACGCAGTAATAGGCATTGTTGATGCAGTCTGCAATGACTTCGATGGTGGCACTACTTTGCTGGACTACAAGACCAGTAAGCGCTATGGAGCATACCTCCCAGAGGATTATTATCGCCAGTTGATTATATACGCTTTCCTGTACACATTAGAGATGGGAGAGATGCCCAAGTTCGTGGGCGTCAACTACCTGCGCTTCGATGATACTTTCTTCGTGAAGGTCAATCAACAAGTGCTTGATGAGGCCCGTGACATAATTAAGATGGTACATGACTGTATTAAGGAACGCGAGGAGTACGAGGACCGTTACGAGCAGGTGCCCCAGAATCTATGCAAGTGGTGTTCATTTAATAAGCAGCACAATAGGGGGCCGTGCGATGTGGTGATTCCTAAATGGGAACCCAAATATAAGAAGCGACCCAAGGAAAATTATGCTGATATAGATTCATCAACCAAATTAGACTTGGATGTGGCTAGTCAGTCCCAGTTTCCTGACTTTGATTAGGGTAATCTTTATATAGGCGCGTTGTGTAAAAAGATATACATGGTGCATCATAAACCAGACGCAGCTAACCCCGATGGAAATTTTGCTAATTTCATGATGATGTTAGTATGTGCTCCGGTGGTCATGGCTTGGGTAGGACTATCTATATTTTTAGTCGCAATGGCCTTCAATCATGAAGATATAGTAACAAATATAGAATCCTATAAGTCAGTTCTTCTGATTATAGGTTCACCTGCATTAGTTATTATATATAAGGTATTAGAATTATGGACTGCTCAGCAGAACAGTCAGATAGAACAAGTACGCAAGGGAACTTTCCGTAACGGAGAGTCCGAACACGAAGAAGAGGAGAAGAAATAAGCATGGTAGAAAATATATTGAAAGGTGAACATTTTCATGGTAATAACCCTGATATGAAACTAGATTTCGATAAACCTTCAAAGGCTGAAATAGATGAGATGAATTATAAGAAACCTATTACATCTTTCAAAGACGCTATACCTGAAGGTAAACCCGATACATCTAGTATGTATATGGGAGTAAGACCTGAAATAGGATATGAAAATCAAACACCCAATGTCAACTTTGTAGATGACAAAAAGAATTACGCAAAAAATTCCGATAAGGAAACTCTATAGGTAATAATATGGCGTATAGAAAGAAGAAAACAGTAGCCAAGAAAAAACAGGCAGTAGCACGGAAGAAGCCCGGTGGCTCTAACGTAGGGAAATACAAGAAGGGAATAGCATTTGCTGGTCCCTCAGGAGGCGCACCAGCTGGTAGCTTCCCTATCAATACTTTGAAGAGAGCCAAGTCTGCTATTAAGTTAGCTCATAATGCTCCACGTCCTGCTGGAATCAGGGCTGCTGTGTACAGAAAATATCCTTCTTTAAAACCAAAGAAGGGTAAGAAATAATAGGAGATAAAAATGTCGAATAATACAACAAATGAAAACAACGAGACAGGCGGTAATCTAACCGAACTTCTCGAGAGTGTGGAAGAATCAGGGCTCTTAGATAGTCTGATGGATGACCCAGTGCTTCTAGCACTAGCTGCTTTGGTATTAGGTCTTGGTGCTTATATAGCATATACCGTACCAGCAGTGAAAGCGTTAGCCTTTAAATACTTAAAGGATAACGAAGAAGAACTGATGGCTCTATTAGATAAGAATCTAACCAAGGTCCAGATGAAAGCATACGAGAAGCTGGATGAAGCAGCTCAGAAGCACGTAAAGGACTCTTTGGTTCGAAATGTACTGCTAACCGCATGGGATGAGAAAGACGACGAATTAACCGCATTGGTTAAATCTAAAGTCAGAGCATCACTTGCCGAAGGCAAAGCACTTTGAATGTAGAGAAATACGAGCAGCGGTTACGTCAGAGAGTCGGAGAAGCTGAATATGGTCGTCATAAAGAGCTTGTCCGTCTTCTGGCACGCAATCTTGCTCTTGAAGACGTACTGTGGGAAGAAATTCTTATATGTATTCGGGATGTTAACGCGCGAACAAAGCTCTTGCAGCAAAGAAATCAAATCGTTCGTGACATACATACGGAGTTTCGAGCATTGAATATAGAAGTACCTACAATAGGAGAGAAAAGCACAGAAATGTTTGAAGCGTTTTTGGAGGATATAACTGATGATGAAGGAAGAGAAACACCTAAAGGGCCTTTTAACAGGTAAGAGCGGATTAGATTCAAGACACTTAGAGAATATATTCACACAATGTAGACAGGATAGAGGCAAGATGCGGAAATTGGTAAGAGCTTTTTGTTCTGCGTATCTGGTGGATGCGAATCAACGCCCTCTTAGATTGAGACCTTTACAGGAGACCATTATACTCGAATCGTTAATAGTAAGGCAGGATGGTAAGCAAACCAAGCTGGCTATATTAGCTCCACGAGGCAGTGGGAAATCTTACGCCCTCTCCGTAGCCGTAACTATCTACATGTTCTTTAATCGTTTCAGGGATTTGGTTTTTATTCTAGCCCCTACGGAGGACCAAGCAGCTCTTATATTTAATTACGTCTATAGACACTTCGCTGATAGTGCATTCCTTAATGGCTTGGTAGCTAATTACAGATTTCACAATAAGCCCAACATAACACTTAAAGGGGGCACCATAATGCGAAGGGCTCCATTGGCGCCTACTAATCAGGGACATGCTATACGGGGCCAGCATCCTACCTTCCTAGTAGTCGATGAGTCTCCGCTCATTGACGATAGACTTTTTATTGATAATGTAGAGCCAGCTATAATATCCAATAAGGCGCCATTCATAAACTTAGGCACCCCCAAATCAAAAGACAATCATATGTATCGTTATTTGTATGACGACGCTTATGCCGAGACTTTTGAAAGGCTGCATTTTACATGGAGGGATGCAGTAAAGCCGGGAGATGCTTATTCAGCTCCTTATTCCGAAGAGGAAATGCTCGACAAGATGATGGAATGGGGAGAAGATTCCATCTACTGGAGGACGGAATATGAATGCGAGTTCGTAGAGTCGGTGTCGAATGTATTTACCGCAGAAAAAATAAAGAACTGCTATGATGATTATTTACTTAATACCCTTGATGAAGTTATACCAGAGAGCAACATTACTGTCGGGGTTGATATTGGTAAATCTATTAATTCTACTGTCATTAGTGCTTGGTCCCTTGAGAAGACCGACGCAGAGAATATTGCCCGTCTGGTCTACATTGAAGAAATCAACGCTAGGACCGGAGGACACGACATACCCTACCAACGTAGACGTATTATGGAGGTTGTCAACGGATTAGGTGCTACGAGGCTTATTGTCGATTGTACTGGTATCGGCGGTGCTGTGGAGCATGACCTAAGGTTGGCGTGTCTAGAGGTTGGTGTTCATTTCGTGGCTTTCGTTTTCACAGGAGGACCAAAAGGGACTAAGACACAGATGTATAGAGATTATCAATCCTTTATACAGCAACGAAGGGTAAGAGTACCCAATCCCAAAGGCTTAACAAGAGACGAAGCCAAGATGATTCATAAATGGACGCGAGAACATATAGATTTAGAATATACGATGGATATAGCCAATAAGACAGAGAAGATATCAGCCCCTAGTGGAAGACATGACGATTATTGTGATAGTGCAGCAATGGCATTACACGCTACGCTTAGTATGCTACCTATGACAGGTAATTTTGGAAAGAGTATAGTATCTACTCCTATCAACAAAACTTCGGGTATGGGGCGCTCTCAATATTCTGGCCCAACCCCATTATTTGCTACTACACGCCGAAAAATGCGATTAAACAAGGAAACACTAAGGGGAATGTAACAAAAACTTTATATACTCATTATGATTAGTTATTTAAAGCCATGTCGTTCATAGACAATATTAGACGCCGTTTTGCTGTCACTGGCAGCAATCCTCCGTACAAAGAAGACGACCCTCGCAGTTTCGGTGCGGGTGTGATAAAACGATTAAAAATTAATCGAGGTTTCGGCGGATATAATCAGATTAAGGACTATGAGCCCCACTTAGGGAAGAATAGAACTTATATGAATGTATATCTATCAGACCCTATTATACGCACTCTAATTGACTTGCCCTGTCTCTATGCCGTTAAAGATAATTTTGATATAGTAACAGATGAAGATGACGTACGCGAAGAAGTCGAAGAAATGTTTAGAGACATCAATATAGAGAATATTCTATATGGGTGGCTTAGGAATGCTCGTATTTTTGGCACAGGCTACCTTGAATGGACCGGAGATAATCTAGTCTTAAGGTCAAGCCAAAATATGTTTGTAAAGAGAAATGAGCACGGTCAGATAGAATACTACTATCAAAAAATAGGAGACGATAAGGAGAATGTGCGTTTCGAGGAAGATGAGATAATAGAACTCAAGAATAATACCTTTGACGATTACGCTTATGGTCTTTCTGATATTCATCCTATTTTATATCTCGTGGATTTAAAGGATTACGCCGAGAGGGATATAGGAGCAGCATTGAACAAATATGCGTCCAGTCGCTTTGATGTAAGTGCTGGATTACCTGATATGCCTTATGGCCCCGATAAGATAAACGAAATAGTAGATGCATTTAATAATTTAGCTCCCGGTGAAGATATTATTCACGGAAACGACATAATAATTAAAGAATTACAAGGCACACAACGAGCTTTCGAATATGGGAAGTATACAGATGATATACTTGCTAAGATTCACATGGCTCTTAAAGTGCCTATGACAATGTGGTCGGACCCTGAAAAGGCTCGTCCCATTTTCGAACCCTATGTGCGCTATCTACAATCATTGGTAGAAGGTGCACTCAATGCACAGCTGATGCCTCAATTGGAGAAAGGCAACGCTAAGTTTAAGTTTAGGCAAATTAATGTTGAAGACGCATTCACTAAAGCGAAGACGGATATGATATATCTGTCTGAAGGAGTACTATCGCCCGGTGAAGTCAGAGAGGAGCGAGGTCTTGACCCTGAAGGAGTCACCGAATTGGATATGGAGACTTCTGAGGATATCAAGGCATCTCCTATCAAGAAAGAACAGAGCGATAAGAATGCCAACATTTCTGGCGGTAAGAATACAGATAAGAAAGAGGAATCAGCCAGAGCACAGAACAGGGGCAATAAGCCCTCCGCAAACGTAACAGGTGATAGAGCATGACATATCAGAAATGTATGATATCAGTTAAAGCTACACTGAAGAAGAGGGGTTTTGATAACCACGAAGAGATTGCAGCTGGCATGTGTAACATGTGGGCTCAAGAGAATGGCGTGGAGCGGGAATTTGCAGAGGGCAAGACCATTGAGCCGGTTCGAAGGTCATTTGCGCTTTCTTTAGGGGAAAGTGATGATATGACATTTACCAGCGATGAGGGAATTGATTCTGTATCATTTCCGGTAATCGCTATTACTTCCGGGCCTCATGACTATGAGGAAGACGGAAAGCAACATAAAGTTTATATAGAGGGAGGTACTTTAAAAGATAATATAGAAGCTTTTAAGGAGCTTCCAATGTATATTGACCATCAGAGAACGACTGAGGATTTAATCGGCATGGCAACTAATCCTGAGTTGGTCAAGATGGATAATGGAAAGACCGCAATCAAGATGCTGGCAACGGTATCTAATAAATATGGTCGTGGTCAAGAAGTGATGGACAAGGTCAAGGACGGGGACATGACTCACGTTAGTATCGACTGGTTTTCCAACGATATCGACGTGATGGGTGACACATTTGCCACCAAGATTCGTCCCACAGAGGTAAGTTTCATTGACAATGAAACGATGGAACCCGTCTGTAAGGAATGTACTATCGAAAAGGAATGTGGATTACATGCGCCGGAAAACGACCACGACTGTGGTTGTGGTGGTAAAGAAGGAGCGTGTGAATGTGAAGACGGGAAAACAGAGGTAACTATGACTGAAGAAGTTAAGGAAACAAATGTTAAATCCGATGCAGAGAGCATTGTCGAACGCGAGTTCGCTTCTCTACGCGCACAACTTAATGAAGTTGAGGCTTCCAAAACGGATATCGAATCCAAGTACGCAGATGCTTTAAAAGAAATTGAAGCATTTAAGCTTGCTGAGGAAACGAGAATCGCTAAGGAAGAATTAACTCGAAAGGGTGCAGCCGTAGAAGCGATTATATCCCGCGAAGTCTTATTCGGGACACTCGAAGAAGATAAGAAGGATATGCGTGTAGAGGAACTAACTGCATGGGATGAACCCAGATTGACTGGGTTTAGTGAGGCTTTAGCAGCAATGCCAGAGCCCACACAAGAAGCCGAGAGGTCTTTCGGAAAAGGTAAATCAGCCGATGAGGGTGAAGTACCAGAGTCCGAGAGAAAGTTCGGTATGAAGATAGTGGACGGGAATATTAAGATAGACCCAGAATACTATAGAGGTGAATAAGTATGGCAACAGAAATTTTACTAAACGATGGAGGAGCACCAGCACGTATCTTACCGTTCAAAGCGAACGGCGCTATATCAGGCGGAGAAGTGGTGGAGATTCAGCTCTCTGGAACTGCGGGCGATGTCCGACAAGCAGCTGCTGCTTCAGTAGTTACTTGTGGAGTATCTCTAACTGATGCAGCGGATAACGGACCAGCCAATATTATATCTGGCCACGGCGTACTTTTAAACATTTATGCTACTGGCGCAGTTGCTATTGGTGATTTAGGAGTCGTAGATGCGGCTGGAGTACTGGACTTTACCGGTACGGCAGCAACAGTAGCAGCAGCAGGTACAGATGTAGCAATAGCTTTAGCAACACAAGCTTCAGGGCTTGGTCTTGTTGAATGTATGTGGTTGAGGTGATTTAGATGGTCGAAGCAACTCCCGGTTTATTAACTAGCCTGAACACAGGTTCCTACACGACAACGGGTGGAACAGGTGAGCGAGTCCTTATTGATTACAAAGACGCCATTCTGGATTACAAGGTCACAGACCTTCCAGTTATGCAGTTCTTTGCAGACGCAATGATGACAGATACAGGCGGTAATATTGATATTACTTTCGCAAAACCTTCCATGAAAATGGAAGAAATAGATGAGGGAAGCACCCCTCAATACCAACACACTAAGCTACGCTCAGAGCGTATCTCTGTGAAAGAATGGGGTATTGCAGTCGGTGTAACCCGTAGAATGATAGAGGATTCTCGGTTCAATGAAGTTGAGATGGCTCTGAATGAGGCTCGTAGAGCTGTGGACCGTCACTTGACACAACACATTGTCAAAGTGGTTTTCGGTGGCGCAGCAGATGCCACACTCGGAACTGTAGCAATCGGAACTGGAACACCAGAAATCACTATCACGAATTTCGGCACTAATGTATACAGTGGATTCTTCGGAACCGGTATGGCTACGTTCGCAACGGGCGCAGCTAATCTGGCTGGCCGTTTAGACCAATACGCAGACCAGACCGTTTTAGAGATGATACCCGCGGATACAAATTCGTATACCAACGCTACATCCACTGGAACTGGTTCAATCGCATTGGTGGACATCTCCGCTGCAATCAGTAGGATGGCTCGTACAGGATACAAGGCAACTCATTTGTTCATGTCTCCTAAGCATTACGAGAACCTACTTGCGTTAGCGGATTTCGCAACAGTATATAGTACAGCATCCGCTGGCGCAGTTGTAGCTAGTGGTGGTAACGTAATGCCAACCGATTCCGCTGGGAATCCTTTGAGCAATATGCTATCAGCTGGTGTAATGGGTTCATTGTATGGATTGACTGTAGTTGTAAACGCTTGGGTCCCTCAGGGGCGTATGGGTGTTTTCGACCTATCAACCAAACCAATGGCTTATGTCGAAAGACGCTCATTGACTGTTGAGGAAGCAAACCCCGGATTTGGAATTGTCGGTTCATACATGTCTATGAGATATGGATTGAAAATCGTCAGGCCCGAAGCTGGTGTGATAATAACGTCTGATACTGTATAGATAGATAACAGATTTTGTTAAAGGGTACGGGGAGAACCCTAATCTCCCCAATCATTTTTATTAGTTCGGAGAAGGATGGCTACTTACACATCAATTTTAAGAAGAATGCCTCCCAATGCTGTGGGGAAACGTCGCATCGAGGCGCTGGAGAGAGCTATCGACAAAGGAGAAGGAGAGATAACAGGCTCGGGAACAGCTGACTACGTTTCATATTTTACTTCTTCTCACAATATAACAGGAACAAGTGGGTTAGTTTTTTCGGGTTCTAAGTTAGGCATAGGCACAGATTCACCCAACTATAAGCTAGATGTAGTAGGCTCTACTCAACTCTCTGGTACCGCTGTTGTGACGGGTATAGCCACTCTAGGTGATGGTTCTGTCTTAGCTACTAGCGCAGCACCTACTACAGATGCTATGCTAGCCAATAAGAAATATGTAGATGACACGCATGGCTCTGCTACTATTGGTGGTTCTATCACTGATAATCAAGTAGCCTTTGGAGCTACTACTGCTGATAGTATAGAAGGTAATGCTAATTTTACTTATGATGGTTCTTATTTATTAACATTTGGACGAAGTAATGCTAGTGCCTATGGTGCTAATTTTAATATTAAAAAGTCTAGAGGTAGTGTTGGGTCCGAGGGTAATGTAACAACTGGAGATACAATAGGACAAATTAATTTTAATCCCTATTTTGGAGATTATGATAATTATGCTGCTCGAATCGAAGCAGCGGTAGAGGGAACTGTAACAACAGATACAACGCCCGGAAGATTAGTATTTAGTACGGCTGCGGCTGGAGCTAATACTGTTACAGAAAGAATGCGTATTGATTCTGCTGGTAATGTAGGCATAGGTGCAGCTGTACCTGCTGTTAAATTAGATGTTGTGGGTGATATCAAAGCAAATAATATAGTTGCAGGATTCAGCGGTACTGATGATTATGGTAGAGTGTCGGTATCTGGAAATGCTCTTGGTGGTTATATGGAAAAATTCGGGGGAGCCTCTGATGGTGCAGTGGGTTTTTACGCTGGAGCTGGGCAACGAGGTATTCTTTTAGATGCTACTAATAATTTTTTAAGTGCGGGAACTCGATGGTATGTCCAATGTCCTTTCAGAATATCTGGCGGTAATTATTTAGAATTTCGTGACGATGAACATTTTATTTATAATGATGGTACTGATTTAATAATTAAGACACAAACTACAGCCACTAATGGTATAGTAGTAGATTCTAAAGTAGATACTACCTTTAAGATAGATGGAAGTGCTAAAGGTACGTGGACTTCTACTGGATTAGGCATAGGCACAGATTCACCTGCTGAGAAATTAACAGTTGGAGGCGCTGGGAAGTTCTTACTTGATTATCACGATACTGGACCAAAAGAATCCACTGAAATTTTCCATATAGTAACATCGGGGTCTGAAGCTACATTTGCGATAGAGGCACAAGATACCAGTACTGGTATTAACGCGTATGCAATGATACCCAGTCTTAGTAACGATATAAAGAATAAAGGACAATATTGGGACACTTCTTCTTATAGTGATATATATGAGTGGGGTTGGGATGGAGATGCTACTCCCGCTAATAGAAAATTCCAGTTTAAAATGGCAGATGAATATCCAATTCATTTCATTCAGGATAATAGCGATAGACTGGTTATTGCATCTGGCGGTAATGTAGGTATAGGTACAGCTTCACCCGGAGAATTACTTCATGTAGCAGGTACAGCCCGTATTACAGGAAAAACCGCTATAGGCAGCACAACTGCACCTACTCTTACTGGTCTTAGTGTATCAAACACAATACAAATAGCAGAAAAGGCTAGTATAACTGGTCCTGTGACTGGAGCATGGGGAACCTATTGGGTTTCTGGTTCTACAACTAACAAACCTATATTTACAGATGGTGCTGGAACATCATATGATTTGTCAGCGGGCGAAGCAAACGTTTTCTCTGGGACAGTCCCCGATACTTACATTCCTATGGCGAGTGGTGGCGCGGATATATTGAGAGGTTTCTTACCTGCCTATGTGGATGTAACTACTGACAATAATGTATTTTTAGGAACAATACCTGCCAGCCTTGACTCGGCTGCGGACCAGAATACATCTTTCGGTCATCTTGCTTTGGAAAACCTTACGACAGGTGACGCAAATACAGCAGTAGGAATGAACGCAGGTAACGACCTTACTCAGGGCTATTATAATACTCTTATTGGTTATGCTGCTGGTGCATGGAAAACCACAGAAATTAAAAATACTTGCATAGGATATGCGGCAGGTCCTAATGCTGGTGGAGGAGACAATGTTGCTGTAGGTACATACGCTGCCTATTCACATACTGGTAATTATTGTGTTATAATAGGTTCTGATGCAGCATATAATACTACAGGTGTAGACAATTCTGTTATTATAGGAAGACAGGCATGGGGGACTGGTGTTGGAACTGGAGATGACAATGTAGTGATAGGTTCTTTAGCAGGGCAAGATTTAACAAGCGCTGCACAGACCATCTTAATAGGTTCTAATGCTGGAATGAATTTAACAACCGGCACTCTCAATACAGTTATGGGATTTGAAGCTTTAAAAACATCAGTGGGAGGTACCTATAATGTAGCCATCGGACATACTGCTATGCGCTATCATTCTCAAGCTGCGTCTGGGTATAATGTAGCTCTGGGCTCGAAGGCTATGTATAATATTGAGACCGGAACTGCTAATGTAGTTCTGGGTGATTCGGCCATGTATGGTAAACAGGGTACTACTAATTCAGAGAATATTGCTATTGGTAGTTCTGCATTATATACTGCGTCGGGTGCTATGTACAATGTAGCCATAGGACATTATTCCATGAACGTCGCAACAACAGGAGTAAAAAATGTAGCAGTGGGGTATGGAACATTAGATGCTCTAACAACCGCAAGTGGTAATGTCGCTGTGGGTTACAATGCTTTATCTGCGGCTACAACAGCGCACGAGAATACAGCTGTAGGACAGGATGCAGGTAAGGTACTCACTGGTCAATATAACGTGATTATGGGTAGTTCGGCGGGTGTCGCAGCCACAAGTATGACTAATTCAATTGTTATAGGCCGTCAGGCGGTTGGTGTTGGTGTAGCAACAGGACAAGATAATGTACTTATTGGAGGTAAAGCTGGATATAATCATGGAACTGCCGCAGGGGAAAATGTCGCTGTAGGAAATAAATCTGGATACGGCACTACCACTGGTGACAAAAACAGTTATATAGGTGCTGAATCAGGTTATAGTAATAGTACTGGAATAGGGGCAGTAGCTATGGGGCATAGCGCCTTATATAGTGAAACGACTGGTGATTCGACTGATACTAATCATGTAGCAATAGGAAGACTGGCACTATACAGCACATTGACCACTACACGAAATGTAGGGATAGGATATAAAGCTGGGTATCATTGGACTACAGGGGGCAGTAATGTAGCAATAGGTAATCAAGCAGGTCCAAGCACAACAAGCACAGAAGCTAATAAACTCTATATACATAATGATGAAGGAACCCCACTTATCGCGGGAGACTTCTCAACACCCTCTCTCACTTTTAATGCT